TTAAAGTCAATCGGTTCGCTCATCCAAGCCTTTGCCTTCGGTCTTCACTCAAGAACAACTCGAAGACTTGCGGCAACACCTAGAAGAAGGCTGGCAGGAAACCAAACGAAGACGATTTCTGGTGCTTCTCAGGACGTTCTGGTTTCTTCGCTATACTGGCATGAGAGGTGGCGAACTGTTGCACCTCGAGTGGCGTTTTGTCTATGCGGATAGGATTGAACTTCGCTCAAGTCGAGAATGGAAGATTAAAGGTAGGCGTGATTCAGTTCTGCCGATTGCGGTTAGGCTTCAGGAATTTATTCAGTCGCAGGATATTCAAGGCGAGCGTTATGTGCTGGACAACGGCAGAGGTAAGCCGCTTTATAGTTCGCTTGGGGATTTGACCAAGAGTATGCGAAAAGCTTTGTTGAAGTGTGGCATTGAAAACGCGAAACCGTTGCATAGTTTCAGAAGTACGGTTGCAACGGAATTGTTGGCTGGTGAGAATTCAAATCCGGTTCAGGTGCAAAAACTATTGCGTCATCAGTCGATTCAAACAACCATGAGTTATTTGAACACTGACCATTTGCAGCAAGTTGATTTGGTGAATCAACTCGGAAACACTGGCGGAAACACTGGCAAGAAAAAATCTGAAGAATCCAGCAAGGCTAGTATTCGTCTAGCCTATAGCCGAAAGTCTAAAGCTGACTGTTAATCATTGGGTCGCTGGTTCGAGTCCAGCTTGGGGAGCCACTTCCAGCCGAAAAACCAGACTGTTTCAAAGTGGCGGTTTTGACTATCCGCCAGTGATTGCCTCTTTCAGCTTCTTTGCCTTCCTGACTTTTCTATAAATTCCTACTCCAGCCGCTGCCATCGGCAGCCCGATTGCCGTTAATACTAGCTCAACGCCACCGGATTCAACAGCAGAATTAAAATATTCAAAAAAGATTTCCATTTAATAGCTCCAAATCATTAAACCGTCTTCTCTATCGTCTACATGCAGAAATCTTTGACTTCCTGTGAAACTGAAGCCATACCCACCGAACAAGCCCATCTGAATTCCAATTTCTAAGAGTCTTGCTCCATCGGCATTCCAGCAAGCAATATCCACTGCTCGACCTAATACATGATAACCTGTTGATTTTGGCTTCCCGTCTTTCCATTTAGCTTTTTCAACCGGATGCTCTGGCGAGCGATACGCTGAAGTCAGTCTGATAGGTTTGCCGTAATGCTGCCGCAAGGTTTCAAGCTTCGTCAGAAACAAATCTGACATTTCACACTCACCTGTGAATTTACACTTCAGCTCGTCCCTCGAAAAATGCTCAGAGTGGTCAATAAATTCCATTAGGTTTCTCGTTCAGGATAATCAATACACTCTTGCGAATACATTTCACCAAACGCTTCTCTTTGGGGTAACGGCATTAGCTGAAGGTCTACATATCTGTGATTCTCGCGGTAATGGTCAATGACGCAAGAGCACAACTGAATGGCGGATTGCATGGCGAGATTACTGGTCATGCCTTGCATTTGATAGGTGGGAGCAAGTCGAAGTGAGCATTGGTAAGCCCATGAAACTAAGTGCAAGGTTTTGTACTCAACAGGCAAGGCGTAGGCTGACGTTGAAAGCAGCAAAGCCAAGCCTGTGAGAAGCGGTTTCATTTTTTTAGATTATCCATTTTTTGACTTAGCTCAGAGATGGCAACGGTCATGTTGGTCAGTGTTGTGTTGAGCTTTTCGTGAACTGCTAAAAGCTGTTGAGACTGCGCGGCCTGAAGGTTCGCGAGCTTTTCTGTGGTGGCCTGCTGCAATTGGGAATTTTCGCGTAATAGCTCGCTGACGCGAATATCACTTTCAGAATCTTTAGTTAGCCAAATGTTTCGCTCCTTTTCAAAACCTCTTAAAAGAAACACGATCAGCCATCCACTGAAGGTCAGAGAAGCCATGCCAAAACCTAAATCTTGGACTAATTGAATCATTGAATTGGGTTCTGCTGGCATTGCTCGGCCTTGGTTAATCGTTAGGAGGTGTGGGCCAGGTGATGCCCGTTAGGTTTCCGTTTTCATCCAATGCAGGAGTTTGTGTAGTTATGTCCCTAAGAGCCTGTCTGTAGACTCGCCATTCTTCGGTCATTATTACGTCAGCGTTTGCCATCCAATCACATTTCGCTAAAAGTCCCATTCGATACTGTCTGACGAATTCCAGAGCGATTTGATTATTTGTTGGAGAAGTAACTCCTTTTTCGTTTAAACTGTTTTTAGCAATTTCAATATCTAATGGATAAAGTTTCATAACTGCACCTCAAATAAATGAATTGCCAATCGATAATCTGTATATCTCAAATTACAACTAGTCGTTGACACACTATCCAGGTTTATCTGAAGCACATAATCTGGAGTCGTTGAAGATGGTGAAGCGTCCAAGACCAATCCTGCACAAGTAATATTTGTAAATGTAGCGCTGGACTGCCCACCACTAAAGACTGCCAAATCTGTTGAAGGTGATGCAACGGTTCCCTTACTTACGAACATTGAGGCAAAACTTTGTGTTCCACCTGTTGCTCTTAATTGAGCAGAAACATAAATCAAAACAGCATTTCCTGAAGTTATGGTGATTTGCCCAATCACATCGGCTACGCCTGTTTTTGAGGTTTTAGTGCCAGTATCTGTATTTGTAATTGTTGGACTGAACACGGATTGGATGATATGCCCAGCCGGAAACACAACCGAACTCCCGATTGTCCCACCAGAAATTGTTCCAGCCGTAACCGTTCCCAAATTATTTGCTGTTCCTGCAAACGTAGCATTTCCGCTAGAATCTATCGTAATTCCAGAAACGCCTGTTCCACTGTTATCCCCTTGAAGCGTGAGGCTAGCGTCAGCCGTGACGGGCCTGACGGTGTCAACTTTGATCGTACTCATAAGACTTCTGTTATTGAAAAGTTAAGATTTCGATAAGTTCCGGTTGGGGTTGCGTAAGCATCCGTTGGAATGGTAATTGCTCCAAAAACCGCTTGTAGATCCCTTTCCGTTGTCATCGACTCCGTGATTTGAATTGGCACAGGTTCGCCTCTTTTGGCAGCCGCAATGCCGATTAAATCATCCGCTTGCGCTTGCGTGTAAACCCCTTGAACGTTAATCGTTTGAGCGATTCCTCTTTTGGTGACTTGACGAAAGCCAGAAGTTCCAGTTCTGACTGTGCTAAAATCTTCGTAGTTTCTGCTTAAACTTTGAGGATTCGCAAAGTCCGTTGAATTGCCAACTCGCAGAATTCCAAGGCTGATTGGTGGTGCTAATTCATCAACTGTAAAGCTTGTTCCAGGTCTGCTTGCGCTCAGTCTAACCGCGCCATCTGTAGTCCCGTCACCTACAATCGACACAATAGTATAATTTGTTCCGCTTGGATTACTCGCACTACTTAGTTTGATAACGGTATTCGGAAAAACATAACCGTGGTCTATAAGATTGACGCGAACATTGTTTGCGTCTCTGAAATTTCCGGTAGTTGTATCATAAATGTAAGGAGCCCAATCATCAATCGCGTTCCCTTCTAACTGCTGATTCATGAATTTGCCAGCAGTTGTCGTTCTATCTGTGTTTAAGATTAGATCCAGCGTTGAAGAAAACGATAATCCTGAAATATAAATCGGTTTTCGACGTTTTGAGAGATTGACACCCCAAGGTTTGAATTCAAACCGATTTTCTAATTGTGTCGCTGAAAAGTTCACGGCAGCGCCACCATCCAACGAATACGAACCACTGACAAAATGCCATCCGTCCAGAAAAAACGAATCGCTAGAGCCTGAGACATTCACCCGAATCGTTACGCTCGCGCTAGTTGAAGAAAAACGCTCTTGCGGTTGATTGCTTTCAATGTTTGAAAGAGCAAAGCCACTGGCAGCGCTGCCGCTCATTAGGCTCGAGCTCGAATAAGTCGATTCAGTAAGAATTTTCATATCGACAGAGGTGTCAAAGTAGAATCGCCTGAAAAAGTGGTTGTCTCATTGACAAAATCCCAAGCTCGCTTGCGAACAATCATGTTTCCAGTAATGCCCAAGGTTTTGTTGTTAACGTCGATTCTTTCGCCTGCCTGAACGTCGAGATTTATTCCGTCAATCGTCACACTTAATCTTGGCTTGTTTTTTACGGCAATAATATCGGTTAGAACTTCAGCCGCGACTTCGATGGAAGGGCTAAAAGTTTTGATCGTGTCATCCCGTCCAGTATCAATATTCGCTACTCTCACGGCTCTTTCAACCTTTAGCAGTTTATAAGGATTTGCGCCTAATCCTGTACCAACTGCCAAATTATAACTGTTGGATGAAAGCAAACCTGAAAGTGGCGCTGGTAAGTCAATCTGGCTTGCTAAAATTTCGTAATCCTCCAGCGTCAGGCTCGCAGTGCCTGGTACATTCTCTCGGTCAATCAAATGCAGAATGTCATTCTCATCATCTAAATAAAATTGCATGTTCAGCGCTTTGGCGACTTGGTCTGCAAAGTCGAGAATTCTTTGTTGATTCGTCTCAAAAATTGATACTTTCCGGTCATCATTATTCGCGTTGCTCGCTAGACTGGAATCGTAGGAATACCCAATGGATTGCGCTAACCAACCAAAAAAATCATATGCGTTTTCATCACCGTTTATTGCGTCAAAATGGATACTGATTCCAGAAATGGAAGCCTCACCTTCTAAGCTTCCCGATTGCAAAGTAAATCTTGGAACTTCACCATCTGGGACAGTATAAAAATCATAACTGAGCGAAGCATTCAGCACTTCGTCTTGTCCATCATCCTGAACAGAAGCGCTTGTGGTTTTTAAATTCGGATTACCAACCTGGGTTTTTGCAGCGTTCAGAATCGGCACAGGTTCTTGAAGCGTGACTGTGCCAAAAGCAAAAGGTAGTTGGGTGTCAGTCGCAGAGGCGTTTCCAATGTCGTAAGCGTTGAGTCCTGTAACGGATACGGTTGAGCCTGAAACTATCGTAATTGTGTTCCCACTGCTGACGGAATACGTCTGCGGTAATTGAGCTTCCCCTTGGATTGCCAACACGACTGATTGAGCAACAGTAATTGTGATTCCTGATGAGATCGTGCAGATGGATTCTAGGCTTTGAGAAATCGAAAAAGTTTCGTTCGTTGTTAGTTCCGTTCCAGAATCAAAAGAATAATTTCCGCTGCTGGGGTTGGTGTAGGTAATTGTCGAAACGTCAACGTTAATATCAAAGGTTGTGTCCGTTACGTCAGTAATTGTAAATTGAGTTGAAGTATCGCTCGGATTATATTCGAGCTCTTCCCCTACTATTGACATGCCTTGAAAAAATGCTTGTTCGCCCAATCCAAAATTGTGCAAAGCTGCGGTGGTAATTCTGATTTTGCCTGCGCCATTATTTTTGAGTTCAATGAGTTCAGCCTTTGAACTGGTTTCCGCAACAATCAAACGCAACAGGTTGGTTCGCTGAACTTTGGCTTCTAACTGAAAGCTGAGAGACTCTGGCGTTAGGTTGTTTAAAATTGCGGTTCCGTCAAGTAACTGCTTGCCGTTGTATCTTAAAATTACGGGAATCGCGGTTGCTGGTGAACTTAGTAAAGCCGTGTAATTCGCACCACTAAACGGATGGCTTGAGTCATTCGGGCGATTAACTAGCTGAAGATTGCCAACGTTTACGTTCAGCCACCCAGCGTCATAATCGCCCAACTCTATATATGGTGGCGCGGTAATATAAGGTTGATAAAATCGGTCATTCTTCCAGGTGCTTGGCGTGTCTGAAACATAGTAGACAGCATCCGTGAAAGGCGCTGAAGTCAGATCCATGTCTACCTGAAACGACATTAGGCCACTGCTGGAAATTGATTGTTTCGGGCCGCTCGCTCCTTGATTTCTACTCGTATTGCTGAATCGTATTCTCTGATTCGTTTGCCTGTTTCGTCGTAAATGTTCACAACGATATTATTGCGATCAACGCCATTATTCAGTTCGTTCAATCTGCCAGCGCCTAAACTCTGAACCGCTTTTCGGCTGAATATATACTCGCCACCTTCCGCATTAATAAGCTGTCCGCCTCGCGAATGAGAAGCACCTACCAGCATTCCGGCTTCAGCCTTGGGGATCAGTCCACCTTGCTTAAAGCCCAAAGCGGAAGCCACTGAAGAAACCCCACTCGAAACAAAACCAACGGCCTGCCCAACCACTGAATTATCACCTCCGGTCAGTTGACTGCCGAAGTCTGGCAAAACGCCTTGAATTGCTTTTGCGATTGCATTGGGCAACTCAGTGAAAGCTCCAGTGATTGCGGTTGCGATTGCATTGGGCAACTCAGTGAAAGCTCCAGTGATTGCGGTTGCGATTGCGTTCGGTAGTTCTTCCAACCCATCGACAAGAGCCTGAAAAAACTGTTGGGGCAATTTAAGTAGATTTTGAATGAAACTCACATATGCTTGGTTTAATCTTTCAATCACACCAAATACGGCTTCAATTGCATTGATTAAATTAACAATGAAATGAATAAGAGGCTCTAAAAGGCTTATTACTTTAAATAATATTGGCGCAAGCTTTTCAACGATAGGAATCAGCTTCTCAAACAAAGGTCTTAGAGCGTCAATCACGGGAATCAAAGCGTCAATCACTGGAACCAAGGCGTCAATGATTGGGTCAATCAACGCAAAGATTGCGTCGAAGACTTTGGTTAAGGCTTCCTGAACTTTTTGATTAGAAAGCACTAACGCCAGCAATCCTTCTTCAACCCCTTTTTGTGCTGTGATTTGTGCGATATTCGCAGCCCTTGAACCGGAAGAGCCAGCCGCGCCAGTGACTTGCTGGAAGGTGTCATTGGCGACCAGTCCTTGTGCGCCTTCTTGGATTCTCTCGCTGATTGTTTTGTTGGCTTCTTTTTGGGCTTCAGCGATTGCGAGCGCAGCCTTGGATTGCTTCTCTAAAAGTTTTAGGGATTTTTCTTCCGCTGCGGCTCTTAAAAGTGCTTCCTGGGCAAGTTTAACCTGTTCCTGAATTTCTAACTGGCGAGTGATTTCTTCAACTTCTTTTTTGACTTTATCATAGGCTGCGAGTTCAACGAGTTTCTTTTTGGCGAGGGCTAAAGCTTCTTGCTCTTTCAAAGCTTTAGTAGTTTCTTGGTTGTTTTTATTTTGTTCTTTAGAGGCTGAACTTTGATTCTGTAGGCTTTCGGCCTTTGCTCGCTCAACCTTTTCTTGTTTCCTAGCAATGTCATAGGCTTTGACGCCATTCGTGTAATTATCCAAGGCTTGCTGAATATTCTTCTTGCCTTGTGCGTAAACATCCTTTGCGTTCTGAACTGTCGATTTCCCGATAATGTCAATTTCAGAAATTGCGTTCTTTTGCTGAATGTAAGATTTGTAAACTTTATCCGATTCTGAGGCTAAGTTTTTCTGGGCTTGTATTAAGCCTTGTGCGGCTTCCTCGTCATCAGCAAATGGATTGTATGTTTGCGCTGCGGCTGCTGCAACGGCCAACACATCATCCAGAAGCATTACCTTGTCGATTAGATTCGTAATGTCCAAAAGAATGGTCTTGAACGTCACCTCAAGCGCTCTGAACGCTACCCCAATCACAGAACCAGAAATCAAATCTGTGAGGAAAATCAGCGAAGCTGAAAGCAACTCAACCGCTAAACGCACTGCGGCAAAGACCTTGGCGAATCCTATCACTGAATCGCCTTGACCTATCATTTCCCCAATTTTCCCAATCACATTCGTGAAAGGCGTAATGAGAGCGGAAACAATCCCAGAAAGGGTTTCAAAATAGAAGGCAATGTCTGCTCTTAAAATATCATCCAGCGCAGAGGCAACATCACGCAGAACGCCACCCAATGAAGAGTTTGCGCCTGTCACTTCATTAATCACTCCAGCCAATCGAACCGCAGAATTACTCACAATCGTAAAGCTTTGAGCAATCGTCTGGTTGGTTTTCCCAAACTCTTGCTCTAGTACGTCACTTTGCGATTTCAGCGCATTGAAAACTGCTTCAGCCGTAAGCTTGCCTTCTTTTCCGTATTCTTTGAGTTGTCCAACCGTAATACCTAAACCGTCCGCGATGGCTTGTGCCACTCTTGGCGTTTGTTCTAAAACAGAATTCAATTCTTCACCACGCAACGCACCAGCCGCGAAACCTTGCCCAAGCTGAATCATTGCCGCTTCAGCGCTTGCGGCACTAGAGCCGGAAATTGTGATTGCTTGAGAAAGAGCCTTGGTGACTTGTTCTAAGTCGGTGTTTGTAGTGCCTAGTTGAGCAGTAGCGCGAGCTAGGCGAGAGTAGAGATCAACCGTTGACTCAAAAGAGTTTCCGGTGGATTGGGCAATTTTGAATAGGGCCGATTGCGCTCTGGTGAGTTCTTGAGTGCTTGATGTGACTAGCTTGAGGCGAGAATCAATGTTTGCGGCTGCGTCACTAAATTTAATTAGTTTATCAATGGCAAAGGCGGCGATTGCGGCATTCAAGGCAGTAGTCAGGCCACCAACAGAGCGAGCGACTGCCGATGAGGTGCTTTGTAGTTTTTTGAGCGAACGATCAACCGAATTAAAAGCCGCTTGGGTCTTGTCTACGGCTGAAATCGTGATCGTGGTGTTATTCGCCATTACTTAGATTTTCGCTTCTCTGACTGAATCGTAAAGTAAGCCACCCAACCTCGAATCTCGTCGACTGTCCAGCTCATCACCTCGCGGATCGGCTGGTGCAGTGTTTCCGCAAGCTGAAAAGCAATAAAGAGGTCAGGTGACTCCCTCAGTTTTTTTCAATCTGCTCATCCGTTAGTCCTTCGTCCTGGTTCATCTGTGAGACAATCTGAGCAATGACTTCACTGTCCACTTGCCTCATAAACTCTTGACGATTAACCAACTTGAAGAGTTTTTTTCCATCTTCGTCGAGCGCTTTTGCAATTAAAGTTGCAATCAAGGCTTCACCCACTTTGCCAGCCTGGTTTAAAGCCAGAATCTCCTGTTGTTCGCTCAAGGTCATTGAAGAGCGATAATAGATTTTCGTGGGTTCACCTTGTTCGTCGGGCCATTCAGGAACCTCTACATATTGTAAAGGTGCTGAAAGCCTGTCGCGATAATGAGCTTTTGCTCGTGATAAAATATCAGTCATTTATTTTTACGCTGTGGTTTCTGCCAATGCCCCAGAACCTTGGAACGAAATTGTTGCGTCTACCGTCCCATCGATTGCCCCACTTCGTGAAACTCCGGTGATTACAACCGAACCGGAATAGTAGGTTGAACTCGTCGCGGTTCCTTCTGGATATAAGTTCAGCGTGACACTAGAACCTACGCCCACTGAAGATTGGCCTGTGTCGTCTGGGTCCCAAAAGACGTCACAACTGCCAGAAAATGAAGTCAGGCCAGCGACAAAGGTTTGGGCTGAATCGCTCAGTTGGGTTGTGTCGATGGTGTTTGCCGTCTGGTCGATTGAGTAGCTTTTGACTTCTCCGATTGTGGTTGAACCGGATTTAATGACTCCGGCTGATCCTTTAGTAACTGCCATTTCGTTTCCTTTTGTTGGCTGTTAAAAAATGCCGGTGATTCTTCCGGCTTTAGCGCTGCCCATCCGTCCGCGCTAAACTCTTCAAATTGAGACTCTTCAATAACTTTCTTCTCTCTACCTCTGATAATTTTCATAGGATTTCACTCGGTGTTCCGCTTGTCTGGCGATAGATAATCAGGTAGTCCATCGCAATCATTCCAACAGGTTTTTCGCCTTCTGTTGAAATGTTGATTTCTACATTCTGTAAGACTAATTCTTCGACACTCGCTGGGCTTGTTTCGTTTAGTGCCGCTTCGACTTCTCCTCCGATAGTGTCCAAAGTGTCGTCTAAATTGCTGGTTGCTTCGGCAACGCCTTCGACTCTTAGATTAAGATTTCTTACTAGGCTCTTTCCATCCGTCATTGCAGACCGTTCAACGGTTTCCGCGAGTGTGTAAATGAGCAGACACGGCAAATCTGTCTGGGCCAGCCTATGAAACCTCGTTTGATAAACTCTGCTGGCTGTCGTCGAAAGTCCGGTGAGTGTGGTTGCAACCGCTTCTCGAATCGTTTGACGAGCGTGAGCCATCAGATTCTTTCCATGACTAGCGTCGTCATACCTAAATTGTCCGGCTCAATGCCTCGCACCACATAGCCGATTGACTGAATCGTTAGAGCGTCACCATGCGCCAAGCTGGAAACATCACTGGTTCTTGCCATCAGTCGAGGTTCTGCCGACTCAAGCCCAATCGTCAGTCCATTTGGTTGAATCAAGGTGAAGCGTAAATCCCAGATTCCGCTGAAGGTGCTGGCGTCTGCCTTAATGACGGTTACGCCAAAATCTGCGGTATCTAAATAAATTGCTCTGTCAGTATCGGTTTCAATCGCCATCGAGTATGTACCAAAAACGTTCAGTTTCTTTGATGAGGTATTCGTTGGATACCTTATTGCGACTCAAGCCAATCACATTCTCACCAGCCGCTCGCGCTGGATTTCCGGCAAAGATTTTTCCAGGTGTGATTCTACATTTCACGCCAACCACTGAATTCATACCAATCATGGAAAAACTGCCAATCAGCGAATATTGGTGAACTGTTGCCCCCAGCCCAATCGTTGCGCCTCGCATGACGTAGCTATGTCCGCCTAGCTGCACCGCATTGGCAAGCGTCACGTTGTCCTCAATCACTGAGTCATGGCTAACATGCGAGTAGTTCATTAAATAACAGTCTTTGCCAATTCTGGTTTTGTTTTCGGTTCCGGCATGAATCGTTGCAAATTCTCGAATCGTGGTGTTGTCACTAATCTCAACTCCACAAAGTTTTGGCCTTGTCCTGTGCTGTGGCGTATCACCGATTGAAACATGCCCGTGAATTCGGACGTTGTCTCCAATCTCAGCAGGCCCGTAGATTATTGTGTAAGGGCCAATAAAAACGTTTTTGCCAAAGTGGACATTTCCCTCAATGATTGCCGTTTTATCGATTTGTACTACCACTCAGCGAGTAAATCTGTGTGAACAAAAGGCGGTTTTGGATTGCCATGAAAGTAAACAATTGAGGCTTCTTCTCGTCTTTCCGGCTCTTTGAGCCAGTGGCACTTGTAGGACTGAATCTGGTTAGGAAAAACCTCATTCAATCGGGTTGCGTCATTGGCTAGTAATCGCAAAAACTGCATTTCTGAGATTCTTCCGTTGTACAAAATTCGCTCACCGTATTTTTCTTTTCTCTGCCACTCGTAAAAAATGAAATCGCAGAATTCAGGTGAGTAGCTTCCAACCCCATTGCAAATCGTTTCAGGATAGTTTGGATCTGTAAGAAGCCCGACTCTGCCGCGCCAATTTAGAATCTCGTCAATATTGTCTTTAATGATCGTGTCGAGCCCAAGAACAAAACGTTGATTTTCTCCCAAGTCCGGCCTGAAGGTTTCCATGACATTCCCATAACCGGATTCATTACCTTCAATCTGAACTTGATCAACCTCTTCTTGAAATTCGTAAAACTCATCAACTAAACAAATCAGTCTATATTTTTGTGTCGTATGTCTTGCAATCGCTTGTGCTAATTTGTCCACCCAGATTGCCGAATATCCTTGGGAAAACTTGGGTAATCCCTTGCCTTCCGGCTTAAATAAAATGCAGACAATGTCAATCATCTGGCTCAGTCTTCTTCGGCTTTCTGGCTGGCTTGCGCTTTACCAATTTTGGTTGGCTTTCGCTCGTTAAGCCCACGCTGCGATCAATCAGCGGCTCTTTCTCTTCGTAGGGAATCGCCTTGCCTAATCGCATGATTTCGCGAGCTGCATCCACCGTCACAGAAACGATTTGGCCCGCTTTTACAACTTTTCCGTCTGCTACTGTGCTTCTTAGAATTTGTACCTTCATCGAATCGCTCGCAGTAACTCGTTTAGTTCTGGATTAAAAGTCTTCACTCGTTTTGGATTTCTTAGTTTCTGAATGATTTCGCCCCAAGCAGATTTTCTTGGGTTTCGCTTGCCTTTCAAGGCTTGGTCATTTTCTGGCCTGACGTACTGGTGCCAGTAATCGCGCCTTGTGTTTTCGTAGTTATCCACGCCACACAACCAGATTTCTTTGTAGCCCATGTAATCGGCTGTCCAGAGTGCTTCTGGGCCGCTCAGTTGAACCCAAGGGCAAATTCCTGCGTAAATATCCTTTTCTTTTAAATTTTTAAATTGCGGAGAAACAATCGGGCATTGAATTCCAATGTCTTCTCTTAAAAACTGAATCATGCTTGGATCGTGAGCATACGCCCAAGCCAAGTCTGGCAAGAGCGCAGCATGTTGGTTAACAGAAATCCAATGTGCGCTCTTCCAGTTGCTTTGACGAACGTCAGCAGGCGCAGAAGGTGAGCCGCAAATCAAAAGTGCGGTTTCCCCTCTGCACCAATCCTTCAGTTCATCTAAATGAAACACTCAGACAGTCACATCCTGTGCTGCTGAGAAGGATTCTGGTCTCGCTACAGCAACGTCCATCATTTGATAGAAGTAGAGGTTCACCGTAGAGGTTCCGGCTGCACCGTAAGGATCAACCAGAACATCTAGCGCACCAAAGAAGCCCAAATAAAGGTCGGTGAAATTCCCGAACAATAGGGCATATGGCGCTGAACTTGGCGCTTGGGTTGTCTGGACAACGGGATAGCCCAGCAATGAATCTGTATCCATCATAATCATTCTGGAATCCGTTGAACTCGCTACCAGTGTCTGCATCAGCTTGCCAACCACTCGCGGATGAGTCACCCAGTAGAGACTGCCCAGCAGAGCATTATCGGCTGCGACTTCGCTCCAGATGTCAACGCAGTTGCCATACGTCAGCGCAGCATTTCCAGAGGTTCCAGCGGATTCAACGTCACCGATTCCGGTAGTGCCTAACACTCCGGTAGGTTCATTTGAACCGCCACCTTTGATTGCGACATTATCCAGTTTTGCCGCGAACAAGCGGATCATATGATCACGCAAAGTCTGCTCAATGTTGCCATTGAGTCCTTGGTGCAGAAGCTGTCGGCTAATCTGGATTTTGTTTGCTGCCGTTTTTGGGCTCATGGTGATTTGTCCAAAGTCGGGCTCACCATTGGCAACTGATCCAGTTTCAGTCTGGAAAGTGACACTCGCATTCGCTGAAAACTTGGGGATTTGAACATCACCCACCAAACCTTCAAAGCGAGTTGCGCCAACTTGTCCCATGATAGACGTTGAAATCAACGCATCAATGAAACGGTCTGCTAGGAAATTATCCGCTACCGCTTTATCGCCAAAACCAGAACCGCTTGAACCTGTTACTCCGGTTAGCGTTCGAGATTGGAAGCCGTGGTCTGGAATATAGAAGCCTCTTGGCTCTTTTCCGGTTCGGCTCGCAATTTCGCGTGAAATCTCGCGCTCAAATCCAGCGTTTGACCAATCGTTGTTAGCTGCGGCTTGGATTGCTCGCACTAAAGAGTAATTTTGCTTCTCTTTCTTCGTCAGTTCCGGCTGAACGACATGCGGATTTGTTCGCACTTCGTCGCTTAACTCTTCAGCAAACTGCAAGTATGGCTTGCCTTCTCGAATGGCTCGCTCTGCAAAGTCAGATTTTCCGAATCCTTCAGCCAAAGAGCGGATTTTGTTTTGTTCATTCAGCATCTGCTGACGCACAGATTTTTCATCAATTACTGGAACAGGTTCTTTAGTGACCTGCACATTTACGCCTTCCATTTCCATTTTTTCTTCCTTTTTTGTAGGTAAAATACTTCTTCCTACGCCCACACCTTTATCGGCTGGAACGCTGACGATTGAAATTTCCTGTGGATACCAAGAATTCACTCGAAAGATTCCTCTACCGTCGATTTCCTCTTCAGTAGGTGTCATCCCTTTGACTGAATACCCCACAGAAACATTTGAGCGAATGCCATCTACAACATCCGCGAAGACCTCTTCAGCCAGTGCGCTTCTTCCGAATCGTACTGTCGCCCGTGCTATTCCAGCCGTGCTATCCAGGTCTACCCTTTCGACAACGCCAATCTGCTGGCGCATATCGTGATCTAAAAGAAGAGGCATTCTGCCACTTCTCGCAAAACTCAAATCGATTTCGTCTTCACTATGGCCTAAAACCTCATAGCCAAATTCTCTTTCAACTGGGGATTGTGAAGACCAAGCTAGTCTGACTCTTCTATCGTCTTTCTCTTTGTCGTAGTGCCAACCGCGCTCAACCTCACCCACCCGAAAGCTGAGAGGTTCGACTGTGGCTTTTCTCTCTTCCTCTGCCATTTCCATTTCTTGCTCTTCTGCAACTTCTTCGGCTTTGGCCTTCGCGAAGGCAACGATGTACTCGTTTTCTGTTTCTTCGACTTCCAAAATGTGTCTAGTTGCTAAATCTTGTCCGTCCATTTCTCTTCCTTTGCTGCTCATGGGGTGGCCTTCCGGTAGTAAATCCGTGTCATGTTTTCCAGAACGGAACTTAAAATTTCTAAGGGCATATAAAAAAGAATTTACGCGAGCGTAAGCCCATTGTTCCGGTGAATTCACAGATGGGCGAACCGATTGGGGATTGGTTTTGTAAGCTCCAACCCCTCGACGGAAAACGGTGGATAGTGTTCTGAAATTCGTACGTTTTCTTTCGTCATCCCCAACTTCGTCATTATGTTCGCTAACTTTGTTTTTTAATCCTTCTTCTACTGCCCCAGTAATTTCAATTTCTGCACGGTTTTCTTTTTCTTTGTTGGCTTGCTCAACAATCTTGTTTGCCCAAGTTTTTCCAGCGTCACCACCCCAAAGTGCGTTTGCAATTCTGCCGTTTGACGGATAGCCTTTTTCTCCTGGTCTATAACCTTCGGCTTTTTTATCAACCTCATGGCGAGCAAAAAAACTTTTCATTCTTTTGACGGTATCCAAAGAAAGGTTCTTTTCGTTAACAATGTCTCTGGCTCTCGCAACTCCAATCAGTGTCCCGCCACGCCCAAATTCTTTCCGCCATGCCAAGCCCTTTTTTGCCTCTTCGATCATGCCTTGAGTTGGCTTGTGTCCGTCACTCATCCGTCTGCTCTTGTTCGTTTTCAGCAATTTCGACTTGTGTCAAATCTAGGAAGAACGGCTGCTTCGGCCCCAGTGGTTTGAAGTGTCCCACTTCGATTCCGTAGCGTTCTGCCATTGCTACGTCCTGCTGAATCTGGCTGAATACTTCTTCTGGATCTCGCCCATACTGAAGTTGGACGTCAGAGAGAGACATGAAACCAGACTGAACCGCTGCCGTGGCTGCGCTAATTTCTTTAGCAGGATCTACCCAAGCGAAACCTCGCCCTCTAAATTCAGCACTTGGAATAAACTTCGATTCTGCCTTTTCCATTGACCAATCGAATGTCCCTCGCAGAACTTGGACTTTATGCCACTCGCGATAGATCGGTTTCGCTAGGTGAGTAATCAGAAACTTCTGAAGCATTCGGTAATGATCACGCTCTGAGATTGCGCCTTGGCGAATGCTCGAATAGTTCACGCCTGTTAGATCGTTGCTCAACTCGGCATAGCTAATGCCCAAGCCGGAAGCGATTGAACGTAAAACAGCAGAGTGAAAGTCTGGGAATGCAGTCGTTGGGTGGGTGGGATCCCAAGCTGAAAAAGACATTCCAGCCGGAAGCTGTTGAATGCTGCCTGGGCTTGCGTCCATGACGGGCTGATAATCGTCAATGGTGTCTTCCCCATCAAAACCGTCACCTTCTGGCGATTGAAGAAAGCCCATTTTGGCAGCGCCTAGCCTTGCGGCAACCACCTCGGCCTGAAGGTATCCTTGCAGTTGGTGCATGGATTCCATCACTGAAGCAAAAGCTGGAACGCCTCTGGTTTGCTGGCTTCTTTCGGGCAAATAAATGTGCAGAAGTTCTTCAGCCGGAATCCTTACGCGCCTCATGCCGTGGTGATAGCTTCCAACCGTGCCATAATTCAGCGGATGGTCTGGCCCTTCAAAAAGGTGATACGCAACAGGTCGATGGAATCGGTTTAGTTCCACCCCCATGATGATTCTGTTTCCGTTCGAAAGCGTCGTGTCGTATTGCTCGTCGAGATAATCGCCTTCAAGAATTTGAAGCCCAAAGCCAAAAGGCAAAGATTTGTCTCTGACTAGTTTGACTAAAACTTCACCGTCACGCTGAACCGATTCAATCACCAATTGTTGAACATCAATCCAACTGAGCTTTCCGCTAACCTCGCAGTTCCCAAGCTGGCTCCACTCTTTCCAAGCCCTTTCAATTCTGGCGTTTCCTACTTGATCCAATGGGCCTTGAGCGTTGTTCGGATCGGGCCTTCCGTTGACTAATGGAAGATTTCTGGCGCGGCTTTGAAAAGTCAGCCCTTCATGCCCGACAATCATCGTGCGGTAAACCTGCAACGCTCTTTTAGCGTAAGGATTATTTCTTGATAGCTGTCGGCTTCTGTCTCTTAGCCTACGGATTGCGCCACGGATTTCAGTGTCTGCGGATGTGGCAGGAGAAAGAAAATCTGAAAGCAGAGAGGAAACTTGGTTACCCAAATAAGAGCGTTTGCGCTTTGGGGTTTCGGCTTTGTTTTGAGGCTTCGATTCTCTGCCGATTAGATCGGGAATTTCACCTTTGAAGGGCCACATTAGCCTAGCCCTCCGAATCGGGTTGCGATTACGTCACCTGTTGGCTTACCTGCTTTTCTTCGCGTTGCCTTGATTTCTTTTCTGAGCTCAGACTTCCAATAGTTCAGTTCTTGGCGAGTTTTGACCATGTCCGCATAGATCATGTTTCGATCTGCAATTGCGTATTGGCTCGCGTGTTTCTGGGCGAGTTCTTTGAGCGTTGCCTCCAGATAAGTAACCATTAAATCCGCAGTTGAGCGCGGATCACTTTGGTTAGAATCGTAATCGCCAATGATGTTCCAAGCCCCTTCTGAAACAGAAATCTGTTCAGAATCGGAGGCTCGAACAATCCAAGCTTGCCAATGTAAGTGGCCTAATGGGTAGTCAGCAGTTGTTGTGGAGGGAACTTCGATGTAATAGGTGGAATCGGCTTCTGTTGCGGAAAAAGTAATTTCCTGTCCGCCACCATGAACGCGAGCGTGATAGTGAAGAGAGTAAGAACCGATAGGGTAAGGTGTCGCTAGATCGTCTCTGCGCCATGTCCAGAAGGCGCCAGCGATTAGAGTCTCTGGTTCAGTTGTGGGGTAGTTGTTGCGGTCAAATAGATCAATTGCCATGCGCTACATTTAGCGCAAAAGCAAAAGGCTGTGGGGAATTTTGGGAATTTTGGGAATTTTGGGAATTTAGCGATATTGCAAATAATCGCTGCGGCTTTCAATTCGCCACCTTCCTCCAACCCGATAACTTGGCACTAGCCCACTTTCACAGTATCGGTAGGCTGTGCTTTTGCTGATGTCCAGCAATGCTTGCAGTTCTTTTGGTGTGATATACGGCATTCTTGGTGGTCTTTTCATTAAAATCCTTGAATCCAAGAGCGTCGAGGCATACGAAGGCGGTTTCTTCGCATTGGTGGGCTATCCACTTCCGGTGCAGGAGGTGGAGGTTCTTCGATTTCGTTGATTTTATTGGTGAGCTTGTCCAGATTCTTGACGTTCAGAATCGCCAAGGCAGACAAAGCATAAACTCGACAGTCTAAAGCTTCGTTTCTGTCTCTGGTTTTGATCCATTCGCGTTTTGCGTAGCCTTTACTATGCTTAGTGGCGAGCCTTTCGCTCAAAAGTTCCAGAAAATAGCTTCGATCACGGCTCATTGGGAAATGGCAGAAGCCAGCGCCTTTTTCTTCAATCCTGAGTTGAGCAAAAATCTGCTCTTTGGCGGAAAATGTGCCGATTGGGTAGAGTCTAACCTTGCCAATGTTGTTTCTTGAAGGTTTGCCTACGATTGGGCGGCCTTCCTGCCCCATGCCTTTGATTGCAAAAACTCTTCTGCCTTCTCTGGATCGACAAAAGGCATAAACAGACTGCGTGTAGTGTCCACCTGAATCAATACATGCCGCTGAAATGGCGAGTTCCTTGCCGTTTTCGAGAGTATAGCCTTGAACCAGCACAGCATCCAGCCTTTCCCATAACTCGCGGCTGCTTGGATCGCCATAAATTGTGCCGTATTCGAGTGACCAGTTTTCTGGACTTGCGCCACCTTTGCCCCAACCTACAATCTCATAACAAAGTCGATCATCCTGGACGTCTACTCCTGCCGTTATGATTCCAATTCCAGTTGGTGCGGTTTTCTCTCCGTCACTCCAGTTTGATTCTCTGCGAGCGAACAGATATTCATAAGGGATTTCTTCTTGGCTGTTCGTCATATCCCAAGATTCGGCTAAGTAGGTGTTTACGAATCCTTGCAGTGTGTGCGCGGATTGTTTTGCAATCACAAACTCCTGAGCTGCTTCCGCTATCGTCTGCCAAGGTGAATATAAACCAGAGAGGTGAAAACCTGCGATTCCCTTGAAATCCCTTTCCGCTCGCCATTCGCCAAAACGCAACGCCTTGATTCTGTGGGCATCTGTCCAAGGTTCGTCACAGTGTTCGCAAAAGTAACTCGCATTCTCTGGCTCATTCTCAGGCCAACGGATTTGCCTAAACGCTAACGTTTGAAACTCTCCGCAAGCATGGCAAGGAATCCAGAACTGTCTTCTGTCGCTTCGTTTGTATGCGGCCTCAATGCGTGATTGATCTTTGATCGTTGGGCTAGAAACCTGAAGAATTTTGCGATTCCAAAAAGTGGCAGAACGTCTGCGAGCCAGTGCCACCGGATCACCTTCTGAACCTGCGCTCACTGGGTATCTGTCCACCTCGTCGCACAAAACGATTCTTATTGGGCGAGAAGCCAGCGAGCTTGGCGAGTTCGCACCACAGACGGTAAGGTGTCCGCCTGGGAAAGTTTTGTGAAGCGTTGTGTTCCCAGAGTCTCGGCTTCTAGGGTCTGCTACTTTCCCTTGCAGAGTTGGGGTGTCGCGCAACATAGGCGCGAGCCTGTCTTTACTCCATGCCTGTGCCATTTCTAGTGTTGGTTGAACTACCAGAATTGGGCTTGGATCATGAGCAATATGATAACCACAAATGTTTAGACAAACTTCTGTTTTCCCAAGCTGACTTCCACACATTGCCACCACTTCCGAAACAGCCGGATCAGAAACGGCCTCCATGATCCCAATCAAATAGGGCGTTCTGTTATTTTGCCACTGTCCTGGCTCTGCTGACGCTTCGGGACTTAGTCGCCTTTCGGCTTCCGCCCATTGGCTGATGTTTAGTTTGGGAGGAGGTAGGAAGTGCTTTGCTGATAGCTTTCGCGCCTTCTGCTCTTTCTTCCAGGCGTTCTCTGTTGTCTGAAAGGATTCTTGCAAGTTCTCCAAGGGTTGCATGGACATGTTCTTCCAAGTTTGACTGACAAACCGCTTGATTGGTTTCCATTGCTAGAGTTGGGGCCAGCAAGGTTGGCAACGAAATCAGTTTGGCTTTAATAATCTCTGCAATGTTTTCAATTACCTTTGCATGGTCTTTTATTGCAATGGTTTCAAATTCTGCATTTGCTAATTCAATTTCAGCAAGCCTAGCTTCTGCCGCAATTTTTCGGGCTTTTGCGTCTTCAATATTTGGCGCAGTTGTTCCAATGCCGTCCAGCCTAGCTTGCAGATACTGAATATATGAAGTGACGCAACGGATGAGCGGATAACGTCCTCGCTCCGGCTTGGGAATAATTCCTTCTTTTGCCAACTGCTGAATTCTTCGATCTGTGACATTGCAGATTTTGGCAACCGCTGCCACTGGTGCGGTTTGTTCACTCAACCTTTCCTCTCTGCTTCGACTTCCGCAAAGGTTTTGCCGCTACTTTCCAGAATCGCTTCCTTGCCTGTGAACTGCTGCCAACGCTTGACGGCAACGTCAACATAAGGCGGATGAAGTTCCATTGCGTAACAGACTCGACTGGTTGTTTCGGCTGCGATGATGGTTGTGCCGCTACCACTGAAAGGCTCATAAACCGCTTGCCCAGGTGATGAGTTGTTTTCAATCGGCTTTCTCATACACTCCACCGGCTTTTGTGTGCTGTGTCCGGTTTCAGATTTTCTGTGTTGAATCTGCCAAAGTGTTGTTTGTTTTCGGTCGCCTTGCCAATGTCCGTTTTTGTTATTTCGCACTGCATACCAACACGGTTCATGCTGATGATGATAATGCCCACGTCCAAATGTGTGTTGTGATTTTGCCCAAATTATCAAAGCCCGAATTGAAAAGTCTGAACCAGTCAAGCTATTGGCAACCGTTGCGCCATGAACACCAGCATGCCAAATGTAAGCAACCTCACCTGGAAACAAAGCCCATGCGTCTGACCAATCGGCTTTGTCGTCATTCATTACAATGCCAGTTGCTCTTTTTGAATTTGGTCCGTCATTGTTTGCCCACTCTGCTGCTCTCCATGACGCGTCATAGCTCACTCCATAAGGTGGGTCTGTCACCATCAGGTGCGGTTGAACGTTTTGCAGTAAATCCGCAACGTGTTCTGCGTTTGTGCTGTCTCCACAACGCAATCGGTGCTTGCCTAGAATCCAGAGGTCGCCTTCTAGCGTGATGGCTTCTTCTTCGACTTCTGGTGTTTCGTCTTCATCGGTCAAGCCGTCTTCGGTTCCTTCTGCCAGAAGTGCTTCGAGTTCGTCTTCATTGAATCCGGTTAGGTCTAGGCTAAAGCCTTCTTCGTCCAGCTCGCTGAGTTCAAGTTTCAGCAAGTCCATGTCCCATTCCGCCTCTTGCGCCACTCGGTTGTCAGCGAGTCGATAGGCTTTGATTTGTTGCGGTGAAAGGTCAGTCGCAATATGAACCGGAACTTGAGACAAGCCTAGCTTCTGAGCAGCCAGCAATCTGGTGTGTCCTGCGATGATGACGCCTTCGGTGTCCACCACAATTGGCTGACGCCAGCCAAATTCCTTCAGTGAACCTGCAACTTTGGCGATTGCGCCTTCATTGCGCCTTGGATTGCGTGAATAGGGTATGGGCTTGGTAATGGGCCAGTTTTCAACTTTCATTCAGTGCGAACCGAAAAGGTGTTTAAGTTGCTATTACTAGAAATAAACTGCGGTCGGGCGCAAAACCAC